CAACGAACGCGCAATCTGGCTAGACGCATTGGGCCAGTTACCAGCCGCAAGCGCCTGTGCCTGTAACTCAGTCGTCCATACCCCAGACGCTGATGTCGACGTAGGTACTACTGGTGTGGCAGAGATGACCCCGCCAGCATAGCCGTGAATTGGCATAGCTATTCCTTAGGCTGATATTTCTTCGTAACTAATTGTGTACGTAATACCGCTTGCAGTTCCAGATGTCACCGTGATCGACTGACCTTCCATCAGGTAGATCGCCGTGGTCTTATCCGTCACGATCAACGAAGCGTCTGCCGGGACAGATACCGTTGACACGATTGGGTAAGCCGTGCCGCTTGACGGGGCGGAACCTTGAGCCTGCGCACCGTTTGAGTAGACCGACACCGTGGTGTCTACGGCAGATGTTCCGTTGACGTTAGCCGCAACGATCTGGTTGATCTTTAAGACCTTCCCAGAGGAAGCTGCGTTAGGCAGAAGAACCACCGCTGATGTGCCTGACGGGGTTAAATATGTAGTATTGCCGTATATAGAAGATACGTTAACAATATTTGGGTTGGCCACGATTTACTCCTTATAGACCGAAGATCATTGCGAAAGCGATGCTCTGACCTTTCGTCACACCGCCTGAGGGGGTAGACCAGGTTAAGACACCCGATCCATCTGTTGTTAAAACTTGGTTTGCATCGCCATCTGTGTCCGGCAATGTCAACGTAAAGCTTGAGCCAATAGTCCCCGGAGCCTGAAGTGCTACATACTGGCCACCACTTGAGTCCTCTAGACGAAGATCGCCTTGGGAGGTAATGTTTACCTGACTTCCGGTTAGCGGTCCGGAGAGAGCTGCGGCTGTTAATGTTGTGCCGTCAAAGGTCAGGTTTGATGACCCAGCCAGAGTTCCATTGCTGTTGTACTGAACCTCGGTATTCAAGCCGCCTGCCGATGCGCCTACCTGAACGAAGTCTGATCCATTCCAAGCTACAAGAGCCTGCTTGCCAGTCGGTACCGTAACCCCGGTCGTTGCCGAAGCTTTAAACACAATTGATGAATCCGACTGGTTATCAATGATGTACGCCTTGCTTGAGGCCGGAGCAATAACATCACGGCTTGTTCCTGGCGTTCCAGTTGGTCGGATAATTGCGCATCGAGCCTGGTTTGCGGCTCCAGACCCGGTGGTCGTTAGCGTCCAATTCCCGCTAGTCACACTCTGAGTAGCAGTTCCCGCTACAGAGTCCTCAACTAGTTGAGTAATGCTGTTATTGACTACATCGCCCCAAGTACCGGCCAGTTCTCCTGTTACCGGTAGGGCAAAACCTAGTAGTGAGGTATATGCGGTTGCCATTTGTTTTCCCTTTACGCTGCTACTTCAACTTCCTCCCAGACCGTTGTCTGAGAATCATTAACCTGTGTCCACCCACCCAATATTACCGTTCCTACGGCGCCATTTCCAGAGACACCTGTCGGAATTACAGAATCATCTATGTCAAACCCTACTGTTCCAACCTGTCCAGTACCGACAACACCAGTAACTCTGTTAATTGCGACGGCTACGGCAGTTCCTACATCGGCAGTACCAGAGACACCTGTCGGGTACACATCCCAGTTATAAGCCGGAATTACACTTCCAACTGCACCGGTACCAGCCACACCTTCTGGGATAACAGCCTCGTTTACAACGATTGCCACATCCCCGACCGCTCCTGTTGCTGAAACCCCCGTTACTGCAAATGCAACAAGAGGAACAACATTTTCAACAGCACCGGTTCCAAAAACGCCGTCCACATCTACAACCAGCCCGACGCTAAACGTTACATCACCAACAGCTCCGGTTCCGACAATCGGCAAAGCGTCAGGGACAACAACGTCATCAACCTGAACAATAAATCCGCCAATCTCACCAACACCTTGAACCCCGGTCGGTACAAAAGCTACTTCGTAGTTCGCGTCATTTACCGCTCCGGTCCCAACTACTCCTGTGACCGTGACGGCCACAACGTTAGTAACCGTCCCTACCGCTCCAGACCCAGATACTCCAGTAACCTCAACGCTACCGCCAATGCTAAACGCTACATCCCCTACTGCCCCCGTTCCCTCTACTCCGGTTAAAACAACCGTTTTGCTTACTGCAAAGGTAACGGTGCCTACTGCACCTGTGCCAGCAACCCCGTCTACTTCATAAGCTGGAGATATGCCACTCCATGCGTTATAACTCCACGCACCGTCTCCCCAGCCCTGATTCCACGTAGTTGCCGACACATTCCTACCTTAATTACGCAATCCGAATGATTGCGGTCGAAGCAGCAGGTGAAGGGAACTGAATTTGGAAGTCACCAGAAGAAACCGACTGATCCCCACCAAAGCTCAGAACCGCACAAGCTGGGTTACCAGTAGCCGTATCGTTGTAAATGATTCCGCCACAGGTGGTAAAAGTTGCCGAGGTCCATGTGGTGTTATCAAAATCACAGACTGCGGTCGTACCGTCAGCCACGGGGGTCACCGAGGTCAGCGTATTACCGCCAGTCGTGTATCCGCTACCATTGGCCAGCTCATCCGAGTTGGAAACCAAGGTGTCATAGCTTGTTGTTGCGGCGCCATAAGTACCTGATCCAGCAGCAGTTGCCTTCATCAGAGCGAGCTTAAACGTGTTGCCACCTGGGTTTGAAAAGTTATGCACAGCTTTCAGGACTTCGACCTTGAAAGAGGTTGGCATTGCGGTGGTTACTGAAATTGCCATGTTATTTCTCCAAAAGTTGAGTTAATTCAGGGTGCCCCGCATCGCGGAAGCGGTTAGTAAGCGTGGTGTGATGTGACCGGATGCATTGATTTCCGTAACTCACCAGCACGGCACGAATATGGTTTTTGAACGCTTCGGCCTGCTGCCTAATAACAGGATCAGCCGTTGCGCTAATTGAGATGATGCGCTCTACCGCGTTTTCAGCCAACTCTTCCGGCGTGAACCCCCGACCGGAGACCCCCATCGCCTTGATGTCGCCTAACAACGCTCCTCCGCTTGCACTGATCATGGTCCTGGGCTCTCCGATTTGATCTTGATACGTACCATACCGTCACGATACTCATCACGACGACGGCGACCCTGCTGCTCGATGCCCAGACCCTGAACAGCCTGTTTGTAACTGTTCTCAAAGTACTGAAGCATGTCGCCAGGACCCTTGGTGTAACTATAGGCTTGAACTAAGCAAGCGTAAAGGAGTGCCTCAGGCGCATTTAAGCTTACCCAAGTCGTAGGATTAGTGGAAGAAAGCTGGGCAGGACGATAAATATAGCCAAGCTCAACGCCAAAGTTGGCATTAGGCGTGGGCGCCAGATAAAAAGTGTTCTGATCCCACACAGAATAGTACTTTGGGACACCCGTATCGGTACCGTCAGGCCAGTACTCCTTCATAAAGGACGTATCCCGGAAGTCCAAAAAGATCTGATCCCCGCCAGCCGACGTCAACATCATGTACCGGTGCGTCAAAATGTCGCTAGGGGCAGAAAGAAACTTGTTGCCAGAGGTAACCGTACCTGTGGACTCTTTTTTAAACACGTCCAAGTCGATATCGCGGAGAATACGGTTCTCCGCCATCGTAATGAACGTGTTAATAACCGAATTCGAGAAGACGTTAGCGTCCACCTCGGTGTAATTCCGGATGTTGGTAACTAATTCGTCGTAGGTCATGGCGTTAAGTAATTACAATAGTTACTTGCCCAACGCGACCATACCCCGTGACCGGGAACTGCTGGGGAAAGGGCTGCATATTGGTCCGGTTAACAGTGCTGTAGGCACTGCCAATACTTTGAAAAGCACTGTCGCCTGGTTCGCCAAGGTAGACAACCACAGGCTCGACACGGTCTGGCCGAGGATCGCGCAGAGCAATTGCGTCTCCCTTATATCGGAGAGGCTCCAACTGAGGCTCTTTTGGCTCGTAGTCTTCGGGACAGACCATAAATCCGCGCCAATTCTTGCGAAGGACGTTATAGGGATAACGTTGTCCACAGTAATCACATAGCGCGAAAGAGAATTTACCGGTTGCATAGGCCATTTCACATTCCTACGTCCGGAATAAAGTAGACGCTGGCGGTGTCTCGGTCCTCCTGCGCCGCACGAGTAAAGTCTTCTTCGTAAATCTGCTTCAACACAGCCGTGCGCTCTGGCGCAAACTTAAGTGAAAGCTGATACGCAAGGCCAGAAGCCAAGCAAGGCAGGAACCGGAAGTTGACGTCTGCCGTATTGGTGTAGACGCCAGCGTCTTGGATGCGACGAATCCGGTAATACACGAAGGTGTAGTCGTTCCCCTGCGCTGCAGGGTAGAAAAACACCTTTGTTGGGTTTGCCCGCTGCACGTAATACTGAGCAGGACGAGCCGTCGTGGTCTTGTCAGGGACGTTTAACCACTCTTCTCGGCTGATCCGGTCGATACTAATGTCCGTATACGGGCTCTGAGTGAAGTCACGGATGACCGCAGACAACACGTTTACCGTGTCCGAGGCCAGCGTGATCTCATTTGTCCCGTTTGTCAGGGGATAAGTCGCCTGCTCAATCGTCCACAGGTTCAGACCACGGTTGGCCCAGTCCAAAAACAACAAATTCAAAGAACGACGAGCGCTAGTGAGCTGATAACCAGAGGTCATCCGCATGCCACAGCGCTCATAGGCTTCCTCGATTAACTGCTCAATATCGAGATCAAAGCTTGTCGTTCCTGAAGTTGCCATTTAGCACATACCACCGTTTTTGTAGCCCTTAGCCATCATACCGCCACCCATCATTTTCTTGGGCTTTTTGGCCTTCGTAACGCCCTTCATGGCCATTTTCTTGTGAGCATTTACTGCTCCACCGTTTTTCATCATTACGGGGCCAGTCTTTTCGCTCGTCTCAGACAGCATTTTGTTGCGGGGACCGCTTTCTACAGCGCCACCACCACGAGTTGCACAACCCATTCCACGTCCAGCCATGATTATTTTCCTTTCTTGGCGGCTTTTCCGCCTTTTTTCATACCCATGGGCATAGCCATAACACCACCATAGCCAGTTTTGCCCGTCTTTTTCATTGCACGTCCC